GTCACCATAGCAAGACCGCCAGCAATCTTTTCAATATCCTGAAGTTCTGAACCTTTTGTGTAATCATCGGAAATGATCACTATTTCAATATTTCCGGTTTCCAGCAATACAAGATCACCCGAATATGCTCTGTTTTCATCCGGTGCAACTGCCATCGTAATCATTCCTTCATCGAGAATTTTTACCGCCATCACCTGATACCGACTGTCCTTGTTGATCTTCATATTCTTAATACCCCTTTTTTTGATATATACTTGTCGTGTAACTTATCGCTGAACGCATCGATCATCCATGCAATTTGTCTTCTTGTTTCGAGATCATGCGTCTTGTTCAGCATTTCTGCCCTAACTTCTTTTACTGCTTCTTCCCAGACTTCCCGTTCCAGGTTCTGTCTGTTGATGATTTCATCTATAAAATCGTTTTCACTCACACCCACCACCTCCGACTTCTTGCGGCTCTGGTTTCTTCCAGGCGGATGCCATTCCAGCACCACAGGCCAAGAATGAAAGACCACATCATCTGCCAGATCCCCTGTTCCATACTGATCACATCATGGTCAATGCCGCCGATTGTCCCGAAGATCATCACTGCTGCCAAAATGCAACCGATGATGTAAAGCTTTTCTCTTCTCTCTCGTCCTTCAATCCTCATTGCTGTGGTCTCCTTCCTGAATCCTTACGATAATGTTCTGCACTGCTGTATAAAGTTCTGGGAAAGCTTCCTTCGTGATCCTGATGTCTGCCGGATCAAACTCTGTTCCATCTGATCTGATGTTGATGACCATCTACTCACCTCCCGAATACATCCTGATCACCCACTTTCACTTAAATAACTTTAATCGTCAGCGCAAAAAAAATAGTTCGGAATGTCACCTTGTGGAATCTCCAGTAATTTTGACCATTTGATCATGTCTTCCTTACTGAATTCCACCTTACTCTGCATCTTCCTTGATACAGTGTTTTCCGTGGTTCCAAGGGCTTCTGCGAACCGTGACTGTGATCCGAACTTCTCTACTATGCGACCTTTTAACTTGCTGTAAGCCATTTGACCATGTACCTCCTTTCCTTCTGTTTTTTTCGTGGTTACCCCACAACATGGACTTTAACATATTTAAGTTAAACTGTCAACAGCAAAATTAAACATCTTAAACTTTTTTTGTTGATTTATCAAGCCAAACAGTTTACAATATGGATAAACTACAAATAAGAAGGGATGTGATTCTATGAAGAATGAAATGACTGCAAAAAGACTTAAATATGCTATGGATGCACTTAACCTAACTGCTAAAAGACTATCAGACAAATCTGGTGTCAGTGAACCATCTATATCTCAATATTTACATGGTACATTTGCACCAAAAAACAAAACTGCAGCTAAACTTGCTAAGGTTCTTAAAGTGAATCCGATGTGGCTGATGGGATTTGATGTCCCAATGGAAAGAACCACATTTTCCTTTGATGAGCTTTTAAAACTTGATGATATAGAAGTAAGTAACAGAGATTTTGTATTATCAATGGACGAATTATCAAGGGATATGACAGTTCCACAAATGGACAAAGTCATGTTGTATGCAAAATTTATTAAAGAACAGGACAAGGATAAGAAGGATGGTGATTGACATGATTGCCATTTATACCCGCGTTTCAACAACTGAACAGGCACAGGAAGGATATTCACTTCAGGAACAGGAAGTCCGGCTGAAATCCTACTGTGAAGCAATGAAATGGAATCCGTGTCAGATATACACGGATCCAGGTTATTCTGGAGGATCCATGAAAAGACCTGCTCTTCAGCAGCTGATCCGTGATGTGAAAGCGAAGAAGATCTCCCGTGTAGTGGTCTACAAACTGGATCGTCTGTCCCGATCCCAGAAGGACACGCTGTATCTGATCGAAGAAGTCTTCCTGGCGAACAACTGCGATTTCGTCAGCATGACGGAAAATCTAGACACCGGATCAGCTTTGGGAAAAGCTATGATCGGGATCCTGGCTGTCTTCGCACAGCTGGAACGCGAAACAATCAAAGAACGCATGGTCATGGGAAAGATCGCCAGGGCGAAAGAAGGGAAGTGGTGTGGTGGATCCACAGCTCCGTATGGATACAATTACACAGATGGTCAGCTGATCACGGATGAAGTGGAAAAGTTTCATGTAATGGAAGCATTCAATCTGGCAGAACGTGGATGGTCTACATCGAAGATTTCCACAACCTTCAATCGTAAAGGCTATACACCGAAACGTGGTGTGAATTGTTGGACAGACATCACAATTAGACGGATGTTGAATAATCAAGTCTATATCGGAAAAGTCAATTTCTATGGTGAACAGTATGACGGCCAGCACGAACCAATCATCAGTAATGAACAATTTGAACGTGTACAAAATGTTCTGAAAAAACGATCTGAACACTATGAACGTTTTAATCCGGATCCCCACCGGCGCGTGTCATATTTTGGTGGATATATCCGCTGCGCACGATGTGGTGCAGGTTATCAGCTATTTACAGCCAATTCCAAGCGCAACGGAAAGTCATACAAATATAAGTATTTTGTCTGCAATAGCAGATCGAAGCGGAATCCTGCTCTTGTCCGTGATCCGTCATGCAAAAATGATTACTGGAAGCCGGAACTGCTGGAAGAAACTGTTTTTGGTGAAATTCGCAAACTTACCATTGACCAGATAGACGAACATCATCTGACACTTCGCCCAGAAGACATTCAGAAAAAATCCATAAAGGCGGAAATTGATCAGATTGACCGGAAGGTTCAGAAGCTCCTGGAACTGTTTTTGATGGATGGTATCCCGAAGGACCGTGTTCAGGAACAAATGAACGCATTATCAGTCCAGCGTGGACATCTTCAGGAAGAACTAGATAGCATACCAGAAACAGACATTGATGAAGTCAAAACTACGATAAAAAACATCCCGGACATCCTCGATCATGGATCATACGAAGACATCCGGGATTTGATTTCAGTTTTAATCGACTACATTAGCATTGATGGTCAGAACCTTACTATTTACTGGACATTTTAACCATTATCCAATATCGATTATTTCTTTTCGTAAATCATCAGTCTGTTTACAGATTGTTCCTTTACGAGATAAATGGTTTATGTTATAATATCCGTGTGAAGGCGGATCTTCACCAGTCCGTTTCACTCCCAACTTAATATAGGCCGGCCAGGATCGCATGGCCGGTCTTTTAATTTGCCCCATAATTGCCCCACGAAGTCCCGCGAAGCCTACAAAACAAGGGAATGTATTTATCTTAGTACAATTTTATGCCCGAAGGGAAGAAAAGTCCGATGTAGTCCGATTAAGTCCGAAACCGTCCGAAAATAGTGGGTTTCTGTCCGTTTTCGTCCGTCCTCAAAAATCATGGTCAAAAGTCAATCTGACGAATTTCTGCCCCAGATCTGCCCCACGGGATCCTGATCCATTGACTACGGATTGACTAAACTTTGACTATGGTTTGACTTCGGTTTGACCTTTTTAGTCAAACGAACATAAGAAAACGGCCCCGCTGCCTGATCTAAGTCAAACAGCGAAGCCGCTGAAGGGGTATCATCAACAGGACATGGATCCTGATGTGACAGATATTATAGCCCCACAACCAGCCTATGGCAGCCCCGTAATGGTTTAACGTCTAAAGCTGGATTGGACGATTTCTTCTCCCCATGAAATAATGGTTTTATGGGGTTGCATTCTGCGTTATCTTATACAACTTGAAATCAACATATGATATATAAACGTCATATGTCGTTCTATCCACGAATACACCTTCCGGTTCATTTGTGCTAAACGAATTGATTATATATTCTCCGATAATATCACCAACGGTATTGAATACAATATATCCATTCGGTGCTACATCAGTTCCAAGCCCATAAAGTACAAAAATCTTTCCGTCAATGAAATCACAAGATTGCATTGCCGCATAAGGACGAGTTGTCTTTTTTGTGCTTATGATATTATCATTGATATAGTCATAAACTATAAAATTATAATTCGTTGGTGTTCCGGATGTAGTTGTTCTGTGGAATATATACATCAACCCATTAACATCATCAACCGCACAAGTCGTATATCCGTTGACCGGAAGTGTTATGGTTTCGACAATGGTTTTTGTAGCCAGATCGACAACATATACTTTGTCATCATTCCAACCGCTTGCATATGCTTTCCCGTCGGAACCAAGCTGCAAGGCGTTTGCATGACCAAGTAATAAATCTGTGGTTGATACAACATTGAAAGAACTATCCTGTTCGTACAACTTTTCGCCATCTGTTGACCAGTAGTGTCCGTCATACATGCAAAATGACTGCCTTCCTGATAACGCACCGAGATAATTTAGTGTTATAGGAAGTTTAGAAAATCCTGAACTAATCACAAAATCAGATGCTTCGATCGTTTCATCGTATTCCCTCAAAAAATAGACTTTTGATGTATCAAATGTGTTTATTCTTAACGGGACATTTTCGTCGTTTTCATCCAGTTCGTACAATGCGATTGCAAAACCGATAGAACCATCACGAAGATTAAATGTGTGGAAATTCGATTCGCTGACATATGTGATGTCATACCTAATACGATGAGAACCACTTGTTGCAGTTATTCCATCATCAATGTCATATGTGGTCAACTGATACCTATATTTATGACCTGATGTTAATACATTATCTATAAGGACAGTAATAGATGTTGCATGTGTATTCGATTGTATTCTTTCAAATGCAACCGCATTTGCATTATTGATATTTCCAACCGAACCATTACGCCAATTTGCTACAATAGGATTTAACGACTGAAGTTTATTTTGAAAATCAGTTGCCTTTTCTTCAAGAGAAACGAATTTAACTGTTGCGGAAAGATCGGGAAAATCACTTGATGTAACTGTGCTATCATCATCATATGCAAAAACAAACTGACAATATCTTCCATCATTCACATATACTTCATTATGGTCTGAAAAGTATGAGAAATTATATGAAGTGTCAAAAACAAGATCAGCCGTGAACATATATACAGCTACCTTATTTGCAACTATTTTCTCTATGTATGTTTTTTCAAGCCATATTAGATCTGTATAACATCTTGTATCAGATCCAACAATGACATATGGATCACCAGCCATCTTTGTTCCAACTTTCATACAGTTGGTGTCAATTACGGGCTTTTTTATAAATGTGTCTTTCAAAATTGTCATATATCTGTTCAAAGTCTGGACTTTTGACACACTTGTGAAAGCTGCAACTGTGTCGTATTTGAAAGACATCCTTACAAAACTTGCATTTGCTGGAGTTGTGAATGTGGCATTTGATACTATTTCGTTTGATACCCGCTGTTTAGCCGAATCAAAATATACCACATTACAAAAAACAGTAGTCGGATATACATAATACTGTGTGTTTGCACTAACTGGCATAAACGGAGTATAGGAATTAAGACCAGTTCCAGATTCGCCATAGACAACTAAGCCAGTATTTCCATTGATATAACCGCCCTGAATAATCTTGCTTACGTCAAGAATATTTGACGGTGTTTGTATATTTGATTTTGATATATTAAGATTATTTGAATAAATCTGATCCTGTAACTTCTGATCCTCACCCTGAACCATCGCCGCCGGACTCTGATACACAACCCCATCAAATCCTGTTTTCATGTCGTTCAGCATCTGATCGACTTCGCCGGATGTGGCCTGTGCGACAGCGGCCCATCCACAGACGGAACTGTCAGACCGCTTGTCGGTCACGGTCACGCTGGAAGCTCCGGCAGCCACATTGACATATGCCAGGGCCATTTCGTATGTTGTCGCGTTCCTGGTCATTTCCGGTGCCACAGGTGATGCAGCCGGTGTTCCGGTCTTCACTGTGATGGAAATCGCCCTGGAAGACTTATCCAGACGGATCACAACTGCATCCTTCCGTCCGTAGGTTTCCGATGCTGCCGAAATGGTCAGATTCAGTGCTGCGCTGTTCTGGATCCACCGGTCCTGAATGATTGCCCGTCCCGCTGCCACGCTGACAGACATTCCGGTTCCGGCAGAAACAGCCAGTCCGCTGTCAAGATGCTGGAATACACCCTGGGAAACAATTCCCCGGAAATATTCGGACATCTGGTCAGCATTGTACTTTCTGTCCCCGTTTACACTGTTAAAAAATCCATAAGTCACGGCCATTCTTTTATACCTCCCATTCTTCAAATGTGCCTGTTACACTGTTTCCACTGACTTCGTCAGCATATATGATTTCGATCAGGCGCGTGGTGGCTGCGATTCCGTTGTCCAGCTTTACCGATACCACATCACCCAGATCAAAGTCTTCACCGATTTTGTACACTCCATCGGTGTCGATTTCTCCGCTGATGGTTTCCCGCTTCTTCAGCTTTGTGATTTCGCTGATTCCCGACTGCCGAACCATCTTCTTGTAATTTGTCAAGCTGACACCTTCGTCCTTCGACAGTCCGGTGTCGATGTACTCTTCAAACCGGCTGGATCCGGATGATCCGCCGATGTGGGCCTGTGTCTGTTCTGTCCCTTCACCTTCCCCGACTGCAAGTCCAGAATTGCGGTATGTTTCCAGTGTCCGCGTATAGACTGCATTCTTCAGATTGTCCAGTTCCGGTGAAAACTCCACGGTGGAAGATTTATCCGTTCCCACAATGAATTCAAAGTTCATCCCGGTTTCATCGATGTAGATATTCCATCCCAGACCATATTCGGTGCATATATTTTCCACCCAGTCCCCAAGATTTTCGCCCTTTAGGGATAATGTCAGCATGGGTGGTTCAATCGGAAGATCTATCAATCCGGCTGTCACATATGGAATCTGACGAAGGGAAGCTGTGGCAGCATAATTTGTGTAATAGTCCACCACCTTATCCGCTTTTTCTTTGGCTGCTGTGGCTTCAATATTCGCTTCTGTTGCCGCCTTCCATGCTGTTTCCGCATTATCCATCGCGGTCTTTGCGGCTTTTGCTTCCGGCGAATCTTCGCCGTGATCCTCCACAGCCTGTTCATATGCTGTCTTCGCTTTCGTGTATGTGTTATAGGCGGCAATCTCTGCGTCCACAGCTTCTTCCAGGGCTTCTTCTGCATCTGCTTGTGCGGATTCGGCCTGTGTCAGAAGTGACTGTGCGACATCTGCCGGATTCGTCACATTCGCCCGAAGCAATTCAACGATGATTCCGGTCAATGCCCTTTCCACTTTTTCATATGGTTCCCAGATGATCCGCTGTGACAGGATGTCTTTCACGCTCTTCCCGGTGATATATAGAACATATCCATGATCTGCGTCATACTGGATGTTCACTGTCCGGATGATCATGCAGTTCGCATATTCCGGATGTTCCTGTCCCAGATACCGTTTCCGGATGTCGCATTCCCTAACCAGGAACCGTCCTTCCTTCAGGCTTGCCACATTTCCCGGTGTTGCCGGAAGCGTCATTTCGAAATATCCAAGACCGTAAAGCTGGACATTCCACAGCATCGAATAGTAGTCACTGACCATGCCGATGATCGGGAAGTGTGGTTCTGTGGTCCGATATGGATTGATTATATAGACATTCAATTCATCACACCCCTTCGATGTTGGTCACGCTGCTGATCAGGCAAGTCAGATTCCCGACACCGGAAGCAGCTGACAGAATATAAACATTTTCGCCCGGATCCATGATCAGCCAGGTTGAATTCAGATCACGGGAAGCAATCAAGTTCGTTGTGGCTCCGGATCTGACGCGATGGATCTTCTTGTGGTCCGGTCTTGTGTCGATTGTCAGCACATCCCCGGACTGAAGTGTTGTATTCACCCGGAAGTATGTGTCTGTGTTCTGATGATAGATTCGCGGATTCGTAGCTGCTCCGGATGCCCGGATCTCAATGATGATTCCTGATTCCACAGTTCCGGGATTCCAGATGTGCGCTGCATTTCCTCCGTAATACTCCGAAAATGGAATGCCACCTTCGGGAATACTGAACGGAAATTCGAATAATGCTTCCATCCCGTCCGTCATCCCTTCGACATTCACTGTGGAATGCCAGAATGGATCCGGACAGATGATGGTGATCTGAATGGTCTGCTTCTGTTCAAAGAACGCAATCGGCGCATTCTGGACGTATCCGTCAATATATACACCACGAAGTTCGTTATTGTAGATCAGCCGAACCGGACGCGCGGACTGGAAAAACCGATACAGATTGTTACGATTCACACACGCATTCTTGTTGATTGCGATGTCCAGAATGATCTGACGATTGTCCACCTTTGCGGAATTGAACAATGATCCATCGTGTCCGGCCCGTTCCATCGTATTGATGATGGCATCTGGCGGATGCAATCCATCGATGTTGATGATGGTATAATCGGGATTCTGCGTCAGATTCATCTGTTCGCCTTTTGCATTTTCGACTGTCAAACTATACATGGAATCCCTCCCTACATCATGGCCTTAACCATTGCCACCTGTTGTCTTCGTGCCTGGTATGTTTCCAGGGCAGTCAGTGCCTTCGGACTGGTGTTGTTCTGCACCAGATTGTATGTTGTATTGTTGATTGTGGAACTTCCACCGGCAATCGCTCCGGATCTGATCGGTGCGGTCACGTTCCGGATCCCGGAAATGTTTCCGAAGGACAGCGGATCGGCTGCACCGTCCACCAGCTTCCGTGCCGCCCGTGCGACCTTCTTGATCATGGATTCAATTCCCAGTTCATAACCTTCACCGAAGTATTTTCCTGACTGAATCGTGATCTTTGACGGACTTCCTTCCTTCTGTCCGTCCTTCAGGCCCTGGATGGCCTTCTTTGCCAATTCCACGGCCTTCTGATAGACTGTGGACGATTTATTGTCCATTCCGTTTATGAATCCCTGTGCAAAGTATTCACCGGACTTTTCCGTCTTCTTCGACGGGGATTCGATCCCCATTGCTTTGTTGAACTCTTCCAGGCTGTCATATCCCAGGTTCTTCGCTGCTGTTTCCGCATAAACCGAATTATCATCCAATCCCTTCGCATATCCGGCTGTTGTCTGCATTCCGCTTTTCAGGTATTCTGTATGCGCCTGATCTGCCAGCTTCTTCGCATCGTTGACCATCTGTTGTGTGATGGTCTTGTCACCGCTTTCGATGGCCTTTTTCAATGTCTGGTAGTTTGCATCGAACTGATCCCGCTGCTTCTTCAGCGCATCGGCTGTGGTATTATTCGCTGTTTTGAAGCTGTTTTCCGTCTTCAGCATGGCATCTGAAATCTTCTGTGAATCTCCGGAAATGATGGCAGCGGATAGTCCTTCATAGTTCTGGATCGTCTGGTTGTATCCCTGATATGCGTCTGTGGCATCATGCAGTGCCGCCCTGGTATTCGTGACTTCCACTTGCAACTGCTTGTATGTGTCGAAGACTTCCTGTTGTGTGTACATGTAATCTTCGGCGGCTTCAATGCCTTTTTCCTGAAGAATCCGGGCATATTCCAGATTCGCTTCATTGACCTTCACGGCCTGTTCTTCAGCCCGTTTCATGACATCGTTGAAGGTTTCCTGGGCGTTCGCATAAACTGTGGCGGCTTCGGTCTTCTTCTGGATGGCCTGTGCATAGGCTTCTTCGTTCGCCTTCAGGATCAGTTCCGCCTTCTTCGTTTCGATCAGCGAATTGATTTCCTGACGTTCCTTCGCATAATTCTGAATGATTCCGTCTTGCATGGTCATTTCCATGCCCAGGGCTTCATTCAGCGTGGTCATGATGAACTGAACCCTATCTTCGTAGCCTTCCTTGACCTTGCCGTTTGCTCCCACCAGACTGTCCATTTCCTGAATCAATGACTGGTAGTGGCTGAATTCATTGTTCACGGCTGCCATCGAAGTCTTCCGTGCGGATTCCATTTCATCATAGGCACTTTTCAGTGCGTGAGATTCTTCCACGGATTTGTGCTGTGCTTCAGTCAGAACATCGATTTCTTTCTTCTCTTCCTTGAAGATGCTGATCAGGGAAGCTGTCACTGCGATGACTGCTGTGATTCCCAGAACCACCGCACCCGCCGGTGACACCAGACTGGCGAAAATGCCTGTTGCCGAAGACGCCATGCTGGAAGCAGCTTCGACACCCTTCATGGCAGCGGCGAATCCTTTGATCGCTGTGATTGCCCCGGAAACCGCCTGGACGAATCCGGAAACCTTCTTCACCACCCAGATTGTAGCCAGTGCCGCTGCCACCTTCTTGATCACGCTGATGATCTGCGGTCCATTCTGGATCACCCACTTGATCAGTTTTTTGATTCCATCCTTTACCTTGTTGACAAAATCAATGATTTCGTCCTGATATTCTGTGGCAATTTCACGCACCCACGCGCCAAGATCAGCCTTGCCGCCCTGAATGGCCAGCTTTACCTTGTCGAAACCGTCCTGTGTGGCTTCGTATGTGTTGGTGACGGTTCCTGTGGAATCCTTCAAGACCTTCAGAAAATCCTTGTATTCAAGCTTTCCCGCCTGAATATCTTCCACCAGCTCCGGTCCGGCTTTGGATCCGAAGGCTTCAATGGCAATTTCGGATGCCTTTGCAACATCTTCGGTCTTCTCAATCTCTGCCAGAACCTTCTGATACTCTTCTTTTGCGTTCTTTCCGTCTTTTCCCCACTGTGCGACAGCCTTTTTCATGCCCGCCAGCACGGTTTCTGTGTTGACACCTTCCTTTTCGAACTTTGCCAGCATCGCAACGGATTCTTCAGTGGTGTATCCCAACTGACGAAGTGTCGCGCCGTTTTTGGTGACCGATTCGGTCAGATTCGAAACAGAAACACCTGTGGACTGTCCGGCTTTTGCCAGAACATCCAACAGTTTTGTATAGTCCTTTGCATCAATTCCGGCATTTTCAATCGCCCTGGATACAAGCTTGACGGATTCTGTGGCATCTGTGCCGGTGATGTCACCGAACTTGATGAATGCTTCTGTGGCATCTTCCAGTTCCTTCCCTGTGAAGCCGAACCGCGTGTTCACTTCGCCCAGGGCCGAACCGATGTCACCCATGTCACCGACTACATTGTGGGCCACATTTTTATAGTTCTCTTCCAGTTCCTTTGCGGCTTCTCCTGTGGCTCCTGTGGCCTTGATCACCGCATCAGCACCCTTGTCAAACTCTTCGTAGGCTTCCTTTGCAGCTCCCGCCAGATTCTTCAGACCAGTGATGGCAGCCTTTATTCCGGAAGCCACAAGGTTTGCCAGAACACCCTTTGCAGTGGTGAAACCATCGGACAAATTGTCCACTTGCTTTTCAGTCTGCTGTGATTCATCGCCCAGCTGATCAGTTTCTTTGCCGCAACCGTCAAGCTCTTTCGTATATTTGTTGATGGCCTTCTGCGTTTCATTCAGTGCGGCCTTCTGGTTTTCGATCCGGATCCGAAGATTGTCAGCTTCTTTGGAATTTTCGCCGTATTCTTTGACTGTCAGTTCAAGTTCGTGTTCCAACAGTGACAGCTGCTTCCGCTGTGCGCCCTGGACGGTATTCAGCTGTTTCAGCTTTGCCTGAAGGCCATCTGTGGACTTGCTCCAATCGTCCATGCTGGAAGATGCAGCCTTGAATTGTGCATTAGCCAGTTTCACTTCACGCTGTGCCTGTTGCATAGCGGACTTCAACTGGCTTATGTCGGCTTTGAATTTTGTTGTTGATTCATTATTCGGCATCTTGTCACCTCATTAGAACCACCGATCCCCAGCTGGCCGCCGGATCTTCCGGTTCGGATTCGTCAATATGTCTTTTATGTCCTCTTCCCGGATCTGATACTGTCGCACCTTGCCATACAACCGGATCACATCATGGAACGTCATGTCATCCACTTGCATCGGTGTCATTGCCGGGAATTCCTTGCATAAATTGTATTCAATCTCAAAAAGTAGTTCGTGGACGGGTTCGTTCGGTATATCGTCCGAACCCATTATTCGTTTTTTGATTTCGGAATCGTCAGCATTTCAGAGAATGAAGATTTCAGGATTGTCACTACAACAGGAAGAAGTTCTTTCATGCTTACGTTCTCCCAGTCATCATCATTCATGTCCGGGAATACCTTTGAAAGAATAGCAATGACCTGTTTCCATGCCTTGTGAACGATCCGAAGCAGTTCCACGGAATCATTCACGTTTTCTACGTCCATCAGCTCCATCAGTGCAGCCACCTGGCCGAACTTGATGTCGATGGTCTGCGCCTTGCATTCCTTGATAACCTTGTCATCCTTGTCATATACAGTGATCTTCAGTTCCATGTCTTGATACCCCTTTCATTTCTTTTTGCGGGAACATCACGAGAAGTGGCAGTTCTCCCCGTGATGCCCGTGTGATGGTGTGAGTGATTACGCTTTGGCAGTGATGGTGTCAGGTGTCTGAACACTTGCAAAGAACTGTGCCTTGTCAGCAATCAGATCCAGGGCAGTGTTGACAGTAACAGCCATAGCCGGTGCGGAACCCTTTGTGAACTTATGCGTGGTGGAAATGCCTGTGAAAGTCAGTTCCTGACCATTTGCATCAGTTCCATCGTTCTTCGTTGCGTTCGTCTGATCCGGAACGCTGAAGGAACCTTTCAGCCGCCATACATAGTATTCATCGCCATTTGTGGCCTGTGTCTTGTAGCCGATAGCGAAATACTTCTGTGTGCGCTCACCTTCGATGAAGGTGCCTGTTGCGGAATCGTACACCTGACCGGTGATGTCAGCCAGTACATCCAGCGGAATTGCGGATGCAGTGATGGTGATTTCATCGGATCCAGTAGACTGAACCACAACCGCCGGAACATTGTCATAGTAATGTGCTTCACTGGAACTGTTGGAAGTCTTTGCGATTTCAGCAACACCAGCCAGCGGCTTCACAGTGCCTGTCACATAGCCATGATTGGTTTCGCTGCTGTTATCGTCACAAGTAACTTCGGCATAAACCAGATCGCAAACTCCGCGATACTCATAAATTTCAGCCATTGTTATATCCTCCTAATTTCGTTTTTAAGACCGTTTTGTTTGAAGGTGGTCAATCCCTCATATTTTGATTAAAAGTGTCTAATTTCAAGCCACAGCCACGTCAGACTTCAAGATATAAGCATTGAATGCCGCGCCCGGTGTGGGTTTCTTCGTCAGAAGCCACATCAAAGCCTTTTCCCGGAACAATCCATCCCGCTGCCTTCAATGCTGTCCGGATCTGCTGAAGTAATGAATAGGTAACGGAAACATTGACACTGTACACATACACGTTAAAGTCCCAGTTCGTCCCGTATTCGGCATTGTCATAGTGCGAATGATCCGGACTGTCATTGTTCCAGAACGTGATGAACGTTTCCGGATATGATGACATGGATCCTTGCCGGTTTACCGGATAATTGAATCCTTCCAGTATTGTGACCAATGCGTCTTCCATTCCTTATCCCTCCATTACCTTTCGAAGTGCATCGTTGAACACTTCTTCCTGAATCTCCCGAACCTTCCTTTGTGCGGCTGTGCCATACACATCGTTGTACAGTTTCCTGTCCGGCTGCATTCGTGGTGTCCCGTACATCAGGAAGATGGAAGCAAGGCCGCCTTCTGATATTTTGAATCCGACTTTGATTTCTGCCACGGAACCTTGCCACTGTACTTCTGAATCTTTGTCCAGAGAAGCTTCCGTCCGTCCTGTCCGGTTATGCTTCTTGATTTCGGCTTCAAGATTCTTTGTGACATACTCTTTGGATTCTTCCAGGGCTTTTTCCACGGTTTCTTTCAGAAACTCCTTGCTTCCGGCCTTCAAAAGTCTTTGCGCGTATTCAGAAAAGATTTCTGTATCCACACCGAACCTTTTTCTTGCCATTATGGGTTTCCTCCTGTCCGCTTCACCTTGATCTGCATGTACTGATGCCGCATATCGATGTTTTCTGGCCTTCCTACCACTTCCCACTTCTCACCGGTTTCACACAAGTAGATCTGGCAGTCTGCCGTGACCTCTGGATTGTACCAGGTGTCGATTGTGGCTGTGTCTTCAATGGTGAATACATCGTTCACCGTCAATTCCGTACCGCCGAAGGTTCGGAAGCTCCCGAAGAAGATCTGATTCACAGATGCTGGATCCGGAAAAGTCTTCTGCGGCACTCCCTTCACCTTCGTTTCGGTAGGAATAAGCAGCTTCATTGCGACATCGAAGGGTGATGATGGCTTGTAGGACTTACCCATTGTCATCACCTCCGGAATATGAAAGCTGTGTGGCTCTCTGCATGAAGTATGTGGAAAACTTTCCTGTCCCGGAACCGTAGTCCCACAGATCAGAAACCCCACGGGACACGATGCCTGACGTGATATTCTCTTCTGGAACTCCGGCATCCGTCAGATATGCCACCACTTCGTCAATATAGACCGCGATGGTGTTGTCCTGGTATGTTCCGGATATTCCCAAAGCATTTTTGACATCCGTCAGAAATCTACTGTCAGCCATCGTTCATCCCTCCTACTTCTTTTTTGTGGTTTTCTTCGGTGCTGCCTTCGGCTTTTCAGCCGGTTTCTTCGGTTCAGCAGCTTCTTCCTTTACAGCGGAAACAAGATTCCTTGCATCAGCCAGAAGTTCTTCTGCCCGGTCCTTTTCGAACTCAACTTCGTTGCCGACCTCATAATCGACACCGGTGTATTTGTCCTGAAACGGCTGTTCAATCCGTAACTTCATAGGCTTTCACCTCCTGTTTTACGCGCTGGTCTTCTGCTTCAGAACTACCAGGGAACCAAGATCAACAGGCTTGCCATCGACACCCATGACTGCCTTTGTCAGCAGATCTTCGGTGTCCCAGTCCTGTTTCTTCTGGATGCCCATGTCATAGATCGTGTTCAGAACATAGTCCTTGAAGTTATACAGACCGGCCAGATAGCTGCCCATCTCTGTTGCATACGGATGAATGATGACCTCACGGCCCAGAAGCATTCTTGCGGGCTTGCCATCGATGCCGTGATCAACGCGGGCAATCGGCTGACCAGCTGTGTCTACCATACCGACAAATGCCAGGTACTGTGCCTTTGTCATGAACCACTTTGCAGTAGCTTCATACTCAACCGGCAGTTTTGCTTCCATAGCGATCAGATCGCCATAGGTAACACCGGAAGTCTTCTCGGAAGTAACTTCGTAGGAAGTCAGTGTGCCGTGAAGAATACCAGTGGGCTGTCCGGAACCGGTACCAGCCAGAACTGCCTTCTCAAGTGCAACGATCATTGCATCAGCAACATTGCGGACGAAGGTGGTTTCGAAAACATCCAGTGCCATCGTGCCGACTTCCATGCTCATGCTGATCTCGCAACGAAGCTTGAAGTGGCTGAAGGTAACGGAACCGGTAGTCTTCTTCTGCTTATAGCTGGATGCACCCTCATTTACCCAGGATGCAGACGGCTTCGTGGAAGAAGTCGGAACTACTACACCAGCAGCGAATGCTGTTCTGGTAATCTCCGGAAGGATCATGCCACAAGATGTGATCTTCTCAACGATCCGATTGACAATGACTGTCGGGATCACGGAAGCAACATCAGTGGTCTTTGTGTTAACGTCTTCACGCATTTCAGCCGGGATCGGCTGATTCTTCAGTACATAGTTCATGAATGCTGTTCTGAACTCTACAGAATCATGATCAACTGCGGCTGCTCTCATGCCGAAAGCACCTACCACATTACCATTCACCAGCTTTGCATTTGCGGGAACTTCGTCCTTCTTTGCGCGCTCTTCCTTCTCGATCTTATCAAGCTGTGCCTGTGCCTCTTCCAGCTCTGCCTTCAGGCTTCTTTTCTGCTCTCCGAATGCGTTGATCTCTTCAACGCTCTGGGATGCGTCAGCTCTCTTGTTCAGGTCTGCGATTTCGCCCTGAAGTCTTGCGATAGTCTTCTTCAGAAATTCTTTCATTTCTTTTTCCTCCTATGGATTAAATGATGTGATATTTGGCTTTTGCCAGTTTCAGCGCGTCAGTGTCCACTGACTGATCCCGAAGCTGCTTCGCTCTCTCCAGAACGGCTTTCGCACTCTCCAGTGCTTCATTGTTTCGGGCATCTATAAAAGTTGAATCATACGCTGGCCATGTGACCGCGCTGACCTCAACAACGCTTCCAATTTTGGTGATGTGCCGGATCGGATAGTCCGGGTTCGTGTAGTCCCATGTGTCTTCTTTGACGGAAAACATGAAGGACATTCCATCGATGTCACCACGTTCAACTGCGGAATACAGTGCTTTTGCATCTGCATTCGCTTCCACATCCAGCATGACCTTGTCCAGGAACAATCCTTCGGTGTCCACCGTCATCTGCATGGTGGAATTGCCGTTGTTCCTCCGGGACCGTGCCAGCGGGATCATGTCGGTGTTGTGGTTTACCAGGAACCGAACGTCCGTCAGATCTGTCTGATCCAGCGCACCGCGTTCAATTACTTCCTGGAACATTCCACCGATGTCTGTCGGGCTGTTGTATACAATCGGCCTTCCGCTTAATATCCGGATGCCATTGTCAGCCGCTTCCGCTTTGACTTCGAACTGATAATTTCTTCTTTCAAGTCCATTTTTCATTGTTCATCCTCCTGTTCCACAGACATTTCTTTCCCGGCTTCGGGAAGCTTGAACGGAAACTTGAATCGTTCCGGATCTGCTTCCTGTTTTGACCACAGAACCAACAGTTCTGACATCCGACTGTGGACTTCTTCGTCATATAGTGATTTATTCAGGATGTTCAGAAGGATTTCTTCTTCCTCACATCGTGGTTCTGTGATTTCACATTCCGTCTGGTTAAGGATTGCCAGCAGAATCGTTTCAAACCGGCAGCGGGCTTCCTCCGAATAGCTGTCCCCGTACAGAATCGCCTGAAGGATTGCATCCGCACGGCTTTCCGGTGCGGTCAGTTCGTTTTCTGCGCCCAGAATGTTTTCCAGTACGGCTTCAAGTTTGCTGTTCGGCATTCGGATCACCTTCTTCCTGTGTGTTCGGCTTCCCGACCTGGTATGTCGAAGCATCGTTCGCATTGATCCAGTTCAGTGAAACATATCTTTGCCCTACCAGCTCCGGATCAGGACGAAGTCCCAGTGCTGTTCGCTTCTCATTCTCATACAGACCGCCTGTCGGGCTTAAAACTTCAATCATCCGAAGGGTTTGGTCCATTGTCATGAAGATCAGTTCCTTCGGATAAAGCGTGATCTTGTTGCCGAAGGAAATCTGCCGCTGCGTGAACATTTTCTTCGTGAATGCCTGACTGATGCTGATGATGATTGCTTCCAGACAGCCCTGGTAAAATGCTTCATACTGCTGTGGTGTATAATCACCGGACAGAATACACAACGGAACCCGCCAAAACCGAAGGATCTTCGAATCCACGAATTCAAGTGTGTCTTTATCGACCAGTGCCACCTGTTTGTTGAACATATTGACATCGGTCTTCAGATCAATCGGAAGGATGCCGCTTTCAGACCGAAGCAGCCGCCTTTCGAAGTCCTTGATGGCCTGTTCTGTCTTCCCGTCATCCAGCATCGTGTTGTATTTCACGATTCCGTTGACCGCATAGCTGGCTTTCATGGCCTTTGCCACACCCTGAAGAAGGGTGTGGTTCAGCTCCAAAGTCTTCAGAATGGCATTGTGGTCCGGTTCTCCGAACTGATTTCCGCCCATGAAGTCATTCACGGAATAGTTATATTTCACATGGATCACATCACTATACGGAAGGACTGTGGTGGATCCGTCATCGAAATAGAATTTCACATACAATGCCCCGGTGACATCCTCAATGAAGTCCACTTCATTCGGCTTGATCGGCCACAGTGCTTCATATCGTCTGCGTTCAATCATGATCGGATCACCGGATTCGTCTGTGGTCCATTCCGTCCATGTGTAATATGTCGGGACAATGAAGACGTTGTAATTCATCAGCAGAAGCCAGCAGACCTTTTCCAGAAATTCGGATGATGTCATCAGCGGATTCGGATTGTCCAGGATGCTTTGAATGTTGCCCTTGACCGGCTCCGGATCTCCGTTGTTATCCCGGATGTGTGTCGGCTGAAGCTTCTTCAGTTCATCCACGATACACTTCAGCACCTGTTGCACAACGTCCGATGCGTATATGTTGGAACCGAACTGCGAAAAAATAGGGATGCTGCCACTCAACATCTTCGCGTACTTCGTTTCTTTCGGTCCTTTTCTGAATATTCTGTCAAAAAGTCCCACTTTTACTTCCCTCCATTCATGATCATCTGTGTATAATCAGATCTGTATCGTCTGAATGTTTCGTATAAAATCGCCAGACACACAGCACCATCGATTCGTTTTTCTGTTTCCATCTTTACGATCAGGGCCTGCCCGCGTTTATCGACTGATATTCCGGCATTTCCGAAGTTCCATTTGTCCATTTCGTTGTTACCGTACCAGATCAGCTGATGTTTGAAGTCTGCTTCCGCTGTCCGGATCGCATTTGAAAGTGTCTGTGCGTTCTGGATGATCATGATCAGATCGGAATTGTCACCGGATCCCCGCTGCCATCCATAAAAATCCATCCTTGTGATCCAATCCTTTGCAAATCGCTGGTCATAACCGCATTTCCACATCCGGATGCCGTAATCGGTGTATAACTGATAGAACCAATCAGCCACCACCGACAGATCAATGTCTGTTCCCGGTGTGATGGTCAGCAATCCATCCTTCGCCCACTCTTGATATTTTGCCCCAGCACCCTTGTCATCATGTTCTTCCAGCTTCCCTTCCGGGATGAAGTAATGTGACAGGACATATTTGCGCGGATCTTCGGGCTTCATCACCAGAATCTTTGCCGCACACAAGTCCGTGGTTTCTGCAAGATCCACAGCACCCAGTGCGAACGATCCGCGCAACTCTTCCGGATCAAAACTGCATTCATATTCATAATCTTCCAGGTTCAACCATGCTTCTGAACCGGCTGTCTTTATGTTGAAATCCTTCGACAGGACGAAGATTCGGTCACCCTTGCTTTCCCGTGCTTCTTCCACACGGTCCTTGATGTAGTCCCACTTCTTGACCGTTCCCAGTGATGGATTGCTTTTCATCCATGCCAGGTTCAGTCCGTCTGCATCGGTGTTCCACACTTCCATTTCACTGTCCTGTGTATATAACCATGGTAATTTCCGCTTTGATGAATCCTTGCAGTCCTCACCACGGATGATGGCTTCGTATTCCTTCCGCTTCTTGTCCAGAAACCCATCATTGATGAAGCCTTCGGAACCGAACATGAAGATCTTGAATCGGTCTTTGGTGGAAGTGGACTGCTGAATCGGCTTGTAGATCCCGTCATCTTGCAAGGCCCACACTTCATCGATGCTGGCAATGTCTATCGCACGGCCTTCCTTCTGTTTGGAAGAATCCGACAGCTTCCAGATTTTGTTGTTCGTGGCAAAGCACTTCATGCCCTTCTGGTTTCGCCATGTGTCCTTGTTCTTCGGATCCACAAGCATCCGCATCGTGTCGATGGTGGAATATGCCAGATCAGCAGTTCCGTCATTCGTCCCGCTGCATACAATGTCCAATCCTTCACCGCCGATGATCATTTCGGCAAAGTCCAAAGCGGCCACAACCTCTGTTTTCCCGTTCTTCCGGGCAATCAGCATCAGCGTTTCCTGGAATCGGTCAAACCCATCCAACATTTTGAAGGAATAAACGGCTTCAATGAATGCTTTCTGCCACAGCATCAGCATCATCGGCTGTCCGTAGAACGGGCTTTTGGTCAGCTTCACACAGTTTTCGATGAAGTTGATCCGAAGCAGTGCATCTTTTCTGTCGAAGATGTATTCACCTGACTTCAGATCTTCCATCAGATTGTCCAATTCCATCCGCATATCCATTCCGGCGGGAATCTCACCGGCTTCAATGCGTTCCCGGTACTCTACCAGATAGGAATTGTCTGCATTTACTGTCATCTAATCATCCCCGTGATTCCTTAACCATGCCCGAAGCGGGCTGTCAGCTTCTGATCCGTCATCACCGGCGGCCTTCTGTACCACCTTGACCACATTCACATACTGCTGAAGGTATTCTTTGTATTGTTTCGCCGCCGGTGTGGCCTTCTGATGGTCCGGACGCTCCGGATCCACCTTGATCTTCGGCAAAGCCCGAAGCAGTTCCAGCTGATTTTCCAGATAGACCATGTCATTGATCAGCGGGACCACCTTCGGATCATTTTTGACCGCTTCCAGCAGCTCTTCTTTTCGCGTCATAAAGTCAAATCCTTTCGCGATTTATCAAATCATTTATCAAAACATTTAAGTTTTTCGCTAAAATGAAAATCAAAAATTTGAATTTTTCCGTGCAATCCCTCCGGTA